TTCTTCTAATGTAAAATGTTTAGAAAGTTGCATATTTTTAAATCATAGTTAAGCAAGTGAGTATGTGGTGTGGAGGTAATACCCACTTGCAGATAATTTATAACATTTTAGGGTTATAAAATCAATTCAGTTAAACTACTATTTGAGCCTATTGTACCTTTATAAAAAGTATTAAAAGCTAAACTTATTCTAGTATTTTTTCCTTTTTTTACATCTACTTGATGAGTTGTTGGTGATGGAAACATTATTAATTGTCCTGTTTCTAATGCAAACCACCATGTATCGGAATTCCAAATATTGTATTGATCTATTTCTGGTTTAATTTGTTGATAGCCTTTTGGATTTGTAAATTTAATTTTATCATTTTCTTTATCACAATCAAAATATAATACACCAGAAATTACTGAATTAGGGTGTTCATGTTTATGATGATATTGATTTTGTTCTGTATAGTTTAACCAAGATTGAGTAATATAAAGTTCTATATTATTTTTTGGAGAGATAATTCTTTCTAAATAATCTTTGCAACATTGATCTAAAAACTTCTTTATGTTTTTAAATTCTTTTCTGTTTAATATGTAATTATCTTTAGTATTAATATTTCCTTGATTTTTAATACAATGATTTTTTTGTTTCTCTACAAATTCTAATTCTTGTTTTGTAAATGGTCTATCCATATTTGTCATATAGATAGGAGTTGGAAATAGATTTTGTATTATAGCTTTTTTCACACCACTAATTTAATATTTATTCTATAAAATCCCAAGATTGATTTTCTTCGTTCCATTTATAACCAGATTCATTTTTAATTTGTTCTTGTGTTAATTCTGGCATTGGAATGGGTGCTTCCCAAAGACAAGTTGTTTCATTTAATATCCAACTATTATAAGGTTTAGATGGAATAAAAGCATCTCTTGTTTGATCATATTTATAACCTATTCCAGCAAAGTTTTTTTTAATATTTGAATTATAAGATGTTTGTTTCCAAACTGCTCTATCTTTATATAAATTTTGTAAAAACTCAACACCAGCTTGTTCAGTTGTTGCAATATCATTTGATACTACTTCAACTCTTTCAACTATATTACCGACTCCTAATTTTGCGAAATGTGCCATTATGCTGTATAACTCCCACTTGCTGTAAATGTCATTATTGTATCTGTTCCATCTGTTGTAACTGTTGGACTTCCTGTTGTTGTGCCTGAATATTTAGATGTTGGTACTCTTAAAATAACAACTCCTGAACCACCACTACCACCAGTAGGATTTCCACCAGAATTTTCTCCAGAACCACCTCCTCCGCCACCAGTATTTACTGTTCCATTTGAACCATTAGAATTACTTGCCCCAGCATCTCCACCACCACCTGTTCCACCTGATCCAGGCCCAGGCCCTCCACCACCTCCTCCACCACCTCTTGAAATTGATGAACCTGTAATTGATGAAGCTAAACCATTTCCACCATCTCCACCAGTTCCTACACCATCTGTATGAGCATCTTCTCCAACTTGACCAGCACCTCCTCCACCACCAGATACATTCCCAGAAGTATTATTATCTCCACCATCAAAACCTTGATTAGCTGTTCCTGAACCTCCAGTAAATGGATTACCAGCCGCACCAGCACCTCCACCTGAACCACCTGAAATACCATTAGAAGCATCTTTTGCACCACCACCTCCACCAGTAGAAGTTATAGTTGTTATATCAGAACCAGAAATTGAACTATTAGAACCAGATGTACCAGGATTACCAGGAGAACCACCAGCACCACCAGCACCACCAGCACCAACTGTAATTGTATAAACTGTTCCTAGATTAAATGTTAAAGATGTTTCAGAAGAACCTCCTCCACCTGAACTTTCTGTGGAATAAGAATTTCTGTAACCACCAGCACCTCCTCCGCCACCAGTTCTATCGCCATTTAAGTTTCTACCACTTCCTCCACCACCGCCTCCAGCAACAACTAAAAAATCTGCCGAATAAGATTGTGGTGTTTCTAAAGTTACATCATCATCAACACTTGGAATCCAACCTTGTGTTGCACCTGAATAAACTAATCTTACTGATTGACCATCAACATCATAAACAGGATTAGGAGATGAATAACCTTGAAAGTTTAAACTGTTTTGATTTATTGTAACATTATTTGTTCCCCATGTTCTTGCGTAATCAACTATTTCTATAGTATCTCCAACACTTGCTGATGCTGGAAGTGTCATTGTTACTGCACTACTTGTTGTATTAATCCAATATCCCTCTCCAGCTACTGCTGTAAATGCAGAAGTTTTAATTGATGATTGCCAAGATGTTCCACCAGATACATCTGTAAAAGAAAGATTACCAGAACCATCAGTTTTTAAAACTTGATCTGCTGTTCCATCTGCTGTTGGATAATTTAATCCACTAATAACTACTTTACCTGTTCCATCAGGTGTAAATGTAATATCTCCATTTGATGTTGAAACTAAAGAATTTCCATTAACATCTAAATTACCACCTAATTGTGGTGTGGTGTCATTTACAATATCAAATACTACTGTGCTATCTAACCAATTAACTGTGTTAGCTGAATAATCTAAAGTTGCTAAAGATATATCATCTGCACCATCATAAAATTTTAAAGTAGGTGTTGTTGCTGAAGTAGTATCTAGCCAAATAGTACCAGCGACAGCACTTGATGGTCTTGAAGTTCCTGAATTAGAAGTATTAATAGCTTCTAATACAGAGTTTAAATCTGATCTAAAACTAGGAAATGTTTGGTTTGCTATGTCGTAATCGTGTTGTGCCATGATGCGTTTATACTCCTTTTAATAGCCTTTTGCAATATAGTCAAATGTTCTTGATATTGCTGTTCCACCTGAATTTTTAAATGTAACATCAAAAGAATCTACAGCTTTGTTTTCAACTACAAAGAAATCTCCCGTAGCCATATCTTCGCCTGTAATACCCACAGCATAACTTGCTGTTTTAAATGGGTTTGTAAATGTTACAGTATATGTTCCAGCACCAGAAGTTATATCATTTCCACTAAATATTCTATCTTCCATTTCTAATGTTACTGATAATTCACTAATTACTGGAGTTGTTAATTGATCTCTTGAAATAAAATAGGCTCTAAATTTAAAATATCTAGCTGTATAATCTCCAATAACAAAGTTTTTAAAATCTGTATAAGTAACTCCATCATCAGATAAAGCTATTTCTAAATGAGCATTTGAATTAGATGCGTAATCTCCATCAAATGAACCAGATTTTGAATCAAATAAACCACTAGCACTATCAAATAAATCTGTTGGGTCTTCTGCAAATTGTGTAATATTAGCTGTTACTCTTGTTGTATAAATTCCTCCAATATCTATCGGTGCTGAAAATTCATAAGTACCATCTAAATCAAGATCAGTAAGTCTTAATTGATTATTAGATAATGTTAAATTTGTTTTTGTACCAGAAAATGTTGGGTGTTCTGATTGACTAGAAATTGCATTAAAATTTCCAATAGAAGTAATATTGGTGGAAATTGTTGTAGCATTAATTGAAAAGTTACCTAGTTTATCAATAGCTTTAATTAAATAAGTTCCTGTTCTTGCTGGAACAGAAATTGAAGTGCCTGGTCTTGATACTTTTTCAATTAAAGAAACACTATTGTTCCATTCTGCACCAGTTGTTAATGTTGAGTATCTAATTTGATAATGTGATAAATCTACATCAGGTATCTGTTCCCAATTTAAGTGAGCCTCTGAACCAATAATATTACAAGAAAAATCTGTTACATCACTTGGTGGTTCTGTACTTCCTACAACAGTATGTTGAGCAGTTACATAAGTTGATGAAACTCCTAAAGTATTTACAGCTTTTACTCTTACATCATAAACACCTTGTTCTTTAACATTTAAAACTCTGTGATTTAAACCACTACCTTGTGCATAAATAATATAATTTGAATCTGTGCTTAATTTATATTCTACTTGGTAATAATCAACAAAGCTATCAGGAGATGCACCTACAGTTACATCTAAAGCAATAAGTGGTGTTTGGTTATATTCAATTAATGTATCTCCTAAAGTAACACTTGCTGGTGGCTGAACAGTAAATGGATTAGGAAGTGTTGTAGTTGGAATTGTAGTTGCTTGAGTTTTTGTTGCCCAAGTATAATGACTATCTTGATGTTCAACTAAACTTAATCCAACAGTATAATCATTGTTAAAAGTAATTCCTAAAACTCTAAATGGTTTTGCAGAAAATCCTAATGATGAATGTGTAATATTAACTATATCTCCAATGTTTAATTCATAACCTTTAAAAGCTACATTTAAAGATAATCCTAATGCCTCTCTTGATCTTCTAAGTATTACTTCTGCCATTTCTTCAGCTTGATATTGACTTGTTATTGTTGGAAATTGAAATCTACCCTCTAATAAAAAACCACCATCAGCAGTTTTCATTGTTGCGTGTTGATCTGCACTTGGTAATCCTGAATCATCTATTGGTGGAAACTGAACCTCATCAACTTGATAGTTTCTATCAGGATTTATAAATGAACAAATAACTCTATTGTATCTTTCATTCTTTTGTGGGATTGCTAAAGTATAACCACCTATAATATCGTCTTCAGTTAATGATACTGTTGCTGTTCCTGTTGTTTCAATAATTAAACTATATTTACCTTGTGAGAATGGAATATAACCTCTACAGCCTTTAATCATTTCTCTTAAATTATCTATAATAGTTCTTGATGTATCTACTGCTGTATTGCAATCAAATATATTAATATTACTTCCACCTGAATATGGCTCTACTTGGGTTTCGCAAACTTGTGAGGCATCATAGAAACTTTGTAAATCTATTTCAGAAGTTGCTAATCCTTTTCCATATCTTGTATCTGTTAAGTAATCTAAAATGCACCATGCTGGGTTTATTGAATAACTTGCAGATTGCTCTACTAGACTTGCATTATAAGTTTTAACTTTTTTACCTTTTATTCTAGCTTGTATTTTAGGAAGTCCACCAAAAGCATCTTGATTAAACTTAAATCTAATTGCTAAATAACATAAACCACTTAATTTATGATTACTTCCCCAACTAGATAATGTTGATAATAATGTTGATGCTGATTGAGCATCAGTTCCAAAATGAGGCTCTACTCTAATTAAACTTTCGCCATCTTTGTAATAATTACTATCTGAACTATCTACTTCAACTGCATTACCATCTGTAAAACTACTAGCAAATGTAACTGGTTGTTCATCAATTAATATTTCTTCAATAGAATTTATCTCTCCCTCTGATAATACTAAAGCGATATATAAATATTCATTATCTGTTCCTGAAGATTCTACAAATACTCTAGTACCACCAACAAGTCTTTCTCCATAAATTACAGGAATATTACTATCATTAGATTGTTTATTAACTAATAATCCTTTTTCAAAGTCATCAAATGAGTTAGTTGCAAAATCAGGTATATCAGGAACTTTAGGTCTTAATGCCCAAGATAAAAATAATGTTGCACCTAAACTAATTAAAGGATTGCCACCAAATAACTTAATAGCTTTTGGTGCAACTTTTGCTACTGTTGAAACTACACTTGATACTGCACCACCCATTATTTATGAAACTCCCTTTTGTATTTACTAGATATTCTGTAAATATTATTGTTATCATCTAATCTTAACCAATTAATACATTGATTAGTTTTTAGAAAGTTTTTGAAATGATTATAAACCCATGACATAACTATTCTTGCATTTCTTAAAATAAGAATATCATGTAACCAAAGTTTATCTCCACTTTGCCATTGGTCTTTATTTATTTTTGCATTTGATTTATAATGCTGTTCGTTTTCTTCGTTTAAAAAAGCCCAATTCACAAAACCAAATATACCTTTATCATCTCTAAATATTTTGTATTGATTAGCTTGTATTGATGGCTCTACATGATGAGATAATTCAATAACATTATGATTCTTGTATTTATTAAATTGTTTATAAAAATTAACTACACTTTGCATTATGCTTTACCCCATTTAATATCTCTAATAGTTTCAGAAGAAAAATCCATTCCAACATCAGTACTACAAAATCTTTGCTGTGATGTATTATTAGTTTTACGACCATTTCTTTTATCAAAGTCAGCCCATTGAGATACAATAGATAATACTACTGCACTATTAGTATCAGATTCTTGAACAGAAAAATTTTCTATATTACCTTTGTATAAAATAATAGGGTCAGCAATAAGTGCGTTAGAACTATCTAATAATCCTCTATAAATAGTAACTTCATCATTAGTAACATTTTCATTTAATACTGTTGATATGAATGTTTGGTCAGCACCAGATAAAGTTAATTTAACACTTGTTTTTGATATATCGGTTTGTTCAGAAAACTCTGATATACCCATAATGAAATCTGATGAATTATAAGTAACTGATGAGCCTGAAACTGATGATGTTAAAGAAAATGAACAATCAGTAATATTAACAGGAGTACTGAACCCAATAGTGATAAGATGTACTGGTCTAATATCATTTGTTGCTAATGCGTTCTTTATCGCTGTTGTTAGGCTTCTCGTCATATAATTCGTAATTACTTTGGGTTATCTGTTCCGTACCTTTTACCATAGTAAAATTAAATTTGCTATTAGGTTTATTATATTCCTTTAGATCGTTTATTGAAGTATCTATTTCATCTTCATTGACAATCGCTTCAGCAATAAAATCAGCAGTTATTTTATGTACTATTTTATATTTTTTCATTAAAGAGATTCTTCTACATCAATTTCAAATTGATATAAAGCATTACCATCTTTGTCAGAACCTACAACTCCAAATTCTTGAATATCGTTAGTTAGATGTACTGTAAATGGAACATT